TCAACCCTCGGAGAAAAAGCTTGGCGGAAAATCTCGAAATTTGGCTCGTTCTTCATATTCTTTCTCCAACTCAGCCGTAAGACCATTCCATTTTTCAATTAAGTCATTATAGGGTTCGCAAACACTTATGGCATGTTCAATGCTAGCTGCTTCTGTAACTAAAGCAGCCTTAAGTTTCCATTGTGTATTTCTTTCATCATTTGGAATTTCTTCCAGTAGTTCCTTTAAACAAACATTTGCAGTTACGTTATCACCACACTTGCTTAACGCAGCCACGTACACTAATGCTTCAATAAATTGTTGAGGTTTAAATGGTTTCAGAGCATTGAATGCTTTTTGGAGATCGTCTTTACAATTTCGAAGCTCATCATGTGGCGCTCTTAATATCACTGAGATGCAGTCATCAATAGAAATACTGCGAGTATACTCATCCTGAATTGCTTTGAGTGCGACTTTGACAAAACCGGGAATATCATCAAAATGAAAACGCAATCGATTGATAGCATCATAAAGTGCACTTCCTTCTAAAATTAATAATATATTAGAAAGAAGCAATCCAATTTTCCCCTTTCTCTCTTCATCTGATAAGCAAAGAGAAGAAAAAACGTCAATGCATTCTACAATGAAATTATCTTTTTTATCTTGTTGAATATAATAGCAAATTAGATTCCATAGCCGGGATCTCACAAGTCCCCGTTTCTCCTCAGGAAAAGATCTACGGCTCAAAGCGCGAACAGCATACTGATGCACCATAACATATTGATCTAATAGCAAGACTGAATATGCTTCGAAGAATAAATCTGGGAAATTCTTCACTAAATCATAGGGAACATTTTCCCACGCTTGTACGGCACGTGCTCGAATCAATGTACTCTCATCCATAAGAGCACGATACCAATCGGAGAGCACTAGTGTTAGGCTGTCAATACCAGTTAATAACTTAGAAACATGGGCAATCATGTTCCCACGCATTTGAGTTTGTTCTTCTGGTAAGCTTCTATAGAGATGAAGAAAATCATCGATTCCTTCACTCCCTCTAGATTTAGCTCCAATCGCAGCCCATTCAATCAATGCACCCTGTAAGCCATCAATAGCATTACGCTTATTACTTTTATCTAAATGATCTAGAAAACTCTCATTTATTTCTATGATTTTTTCTTTATTCAACGCCTCAAATTTCTCGCTTAGCGTTGCAGCCGCTCCGATCAAATCGTCAAAATTATCAACTGCAAGCTCAGCAAATTCGTCCCAAGAGTGTCTAAAGAATTGTCCTGCATCATCCATGCTATCCTCTGGATTTTCCACAGCAGCCCAGAGCAAACGCCTAAAAGCTATTTTTTGTGTCTTTCCTGTTTTACTTTTTTTTCTATAGTTATTTCGCAGTACAGATCTGTAAGCTCTATTGGCCTCATGTCTCCCAATATCATCTTTGTCAGCAAGATAGGATTGAATAACTTTATCGCTTTCATCGGGAAATCTATCTAAGTATTTCGTAGCAGCCTCCCGAAGAAAGAAAAGAATGCTGCTATCTCTCCGCTCCTCCGGGAGTAGAGTCCGTCGACGCATCAGCTTAGCAAATATACTTCTAATATGTCTTAGAAGCAGCTCATCATCATCCGATGCAATAATTATCTCAATAGCAAATTGAAATTTTCCCCGGTGAGTATCTTTTATGTATTCATCAACAACATCACAGATATCAGCTTGTCTTTTTTTAAAAAGTGACTGAATGGGGCCTTTATTAAGTACTTTTCGCTCAAATGTGCCAATCATCATTCCAGGAGGAGATTCAACAGCCATTCTAACAAAGTGGTAAAGGACTTTTAAGAAATCATCTTCAGATAGATTCTCTGCTTCCAAGAGGATTGCTTCTATAGCTGGTGGACAATATTCGAAGTTGTTTATTAAATATACTGAAATTGCCAGTTTTTCCGCTTGTGATAATTCAGTTCTTATTAAAGCTTTTGCTGCTGGCATTGAATATGGTAATTTCTCATGTAACACTGCAGGCAACAAGTGTTCAATTATTTTACTTGTAAATGTCTCAGGTGCCAGATTAGCAAGTTGTTCCAAACGGGGATCGTTGTTCTCTATATCCTCTTGATCGAGTTCATCAAGCAAATCAAGCACAAACGTTTCTTCTAGAGTAAGTGAAAGACGTAATACTGCTCGTTCTTGTTGTCTATTGAGCTGCTTCTGCTTTCTCTGCCTTTCTTCTTCTTTGCGAGCCAAATTTCGTTCTTCGGCAGATTTTTCTCTTGGGCCTACAAACTCTAAAATATTGGGAAATCCCACCGGAACCCGTTGATTACAATGTTTACAGTTCTGTTTATAGAAGCTGTAAACCGAGTCTTCCAGCAGCCAGCTAAGCATTGAACTTTGCTTAACAAATTTGCATTGAACTCCCATGTGACCAATGGGTAACCCTGTTTCAGCCTCAATCATGCCTCTCCCCTCTGATCGAATGAATTCAGAGTGAGAACACCAGTTACTAAGTAGGTGTACAGCACGGAGATTTCGTTGACCAGCTTCGATTGCCTCTTCAAATCTTTTTTTATCTTCAAAATCATCCATTTAGATAACACCCTTATAAGGAACATGTACTCATCTAAAATGCTGTTACCGGATTATTATACCTAAAACAATGAATGCTGTGTATTATGAAATGTGATATAAGTCAATTAGTTACATATAAAAACCAACTCACATCCAAAAGGATAGTATTTCGAGGTTTGTAGCATCATTAAATGTGAACTTATTTATCGCCCCCTCAAGTTAACTAATAAATAAGTTATAATTTACATATACTTCTGGAATTTAGAAACCTTATATCTAATAGTTGAGTAAGTTAATAATCAACATGAGTGTGATTCATAAAAAAAATAATTATTATTTTCAGCCCCTCCATTATGGAGGAGCAATAATAGTATAGTTTTCCTGTATTCCTAACGATCCAGTTAGGCTTAGAGAAATCTAATTATGAAGCACTCCTGAGAGCAACCCTTCCAACTTTATCAATATAATCCGCATACCACTGCATCATCTCTCTCCTGCCTTCCAAATACAGCGCATGGTTGTACGTCCCGCGAATCGCATTCTTATCGACATGCGCAAGCTGGGTTTCAATCCATGCGGTATTGAACCCTTCCTCATGCAAAATCGTACTCATCGTGTGGCGGAAACCATGCCCCGTTACCTTCCCCGTGTACCCAATCCGCTTAAACACCTGATTAATACTCGCTTCGCTCATTGTTTTGCGGGGATCATTCCTCCCAGGAAACACCAGAGGATATTGCCCAGACATCACTTTGAGCTGCTGTACGATCTCCAGCGCTTGGGTAGAGAGGGGCACCAGGTGAGGCCGTTTCATCTTCATGCGCTCTGCAGGTATTTCCCACACCGCTTTTTCAAGATCAAACTCACTCCAGAAAGCACCTCGAAGCTCACCGGTGCGAACCCCCGTAAGGATCAGCAAACGTGCGGCAAGAACAACCAGCGGGCTGCCTGTATAGCCAGAAAGAGCTTTAAAGAAATCTGGTAACTCCTCAACGGTAAGGAAGGGATAATGCTTCGATTCATGCCCTGACATCGCGCTGGTTAGATCCGCAGCCGGATTGTATTCCGCACGACCGGTAACTATGGCGTAGCGAAAGACTTCGCTGCAGCGCTGGCGAACTTTCTTGGCCTTCTCTGTCGCACCACGGCTTTCCATTCGACGCAGTACATTCAACAGAACAAGAGGCTTAATTTCATTGACTGGCTGCTGACCGATATAGGGAAAAATATCTTTATTTAAAGCTTCGATAATGTCCGATGCATACCCTTCTGACCATCTGCTCACCTTCGTACCGTGCCACTCAAGCGCCACAGACTGGAACGTATTATTGAGCTGCACATCACGAACCAGCTTTTCTTCTTTCTTGGCAAACGATGGATCGATACCCTCGGCCAGCTTTTTCTTGGCTTCATCGCGTAGTGCCCTCGCTTGAGCAAGGGACACTGCCGGATAAACGCCAAAAGCCATACGCTTCTCTTTTCCATTGAAGCGATATTTCATTCGCCAGTATCGAGAACCAGAGGGAACGACTTCAAGATACAAACCAGCACCATCTGCCAGCTTATAGGCTTTCTCTCTGGGTTTAGCTGCATCTACCTGTCGCGCATTTAGCTTCATTGGGGGCATCTCCCTGGACCGAACACAGAATGCCCCCACTTATGCCCCCAACTGTAACTTGATTCCGGTTGAGTCCAGTTGATAACAGGAGATAAAATACGGGCTAGAAACCGCAGTATACGGGCTTTTAGTTGATTTCGGTAGACTTGGGAAGAGTTTGAAATGGTGCCGATAATAGGAGTAAAACACAGCAAACAACACACTGTATTTACTGTGTTTTAATTTTAAATAATCGATAAATACCCGAATTGATACCCGTTTTAATTTTGCTCCCCGTTCTGTTCTCAAACAGGGAACAAAACAGATTATTATTGCGCTGGGAATTTTTTATACAGCGTTGAGATCCCTACCCCGTAAATCTCCGATACACTTTGCCGTGACGCGCCAATCGCAATCATTTTCCCCATTTCCTCCCACTGCTCATCCGTGAACTTAGGCCGGCGACCTCCCACCCGCCCTTTTGCCCTGGCGACGGCCAGTCCTGCTAACGTACGCTCACTATTTAGATCGGATTCGTACTGCGCCGCCGAAAGTATGTTACGAAAGTTATAGCGGCCACTGGCTGTTTTGAGGTCCACACCATCGGTAATACTGCGGAAGTTGATGCCCTTTTCCTGTAGCTGCTGGAACATCAACAGAGCATGCAGGACATTGCGCCCGATTCTGTCCAGCTTCCAGACCACCAGTTCATCACCAGCCTGCATAGCGGTGATCAGCCGTTTTAGCACGGGGCGGTTCGATTTCCGCCCGCTGGCATGCTCTTCATAAATGTGATCACATCCTGCTGACTCGAGAGCTGAGCGCTGAAGTTCGGTGTCCTGGTGGTTTGTTGATACCCGGGCGTAGCCGTAAATCATGGGAATTTCTCCTGTTATGAAAACAGGAGAAACGGCGAAGTATCGCCAGATTTTTTGTTGTTATAAAAAAGGTTGGATTACAGCTAATAAAAAAGGCTGCTCAAGAGCAGCCTGCTTTCATTGTGTTCAATGATAACTATTTTTGCCTTAGTTTTTACGCTGATGGCGGTAATGGCCAGTTAATGTCAGGGGCATTTCCGGTATCAACGCCATGCAGTTGCAGTCTGTATGTTTTCCATGCTGTTAATTGTGTTTTTATTTCGTCAGTCGCCTTGTTCAGATCAACCGAATCCTGACGCCACGCGATTTCGAGTGTTGCGTTAGCGTATAAACCAGCCTTTTCCGCGACGGCGATATTGATCAGTTGCTCTTTTGTTCTGGGAGGGTTAGCAGCTAATTTTAATGCCTCTTCTTCGCTTATCGCAGTCAGCCCTGGCTTGATTAGCTCGGGATTAACATCATCGTCATATGCATAAACACTGTTATTGTTATCTTTGAGATACATCATCTGTTTGTTACCTCATTTCAGTCCATGCCTGTAAAACAGTTGAGACGCCACTTGCATTAACACGATACGTCGCACCATTTGGTACAATGAAAAACGCTGTCGCTACGGATGTTTGTGATGCAATAGACCCGCCACCGCCAAACTCAATTCCGTTAACATATGCTATTAAGTTGGCTGATGTAGAACCGGTTATTCTGACAAAAACTGCAATCGGAAATCCGGTAGTATTTATGTAGTCTACACCAACACCCCGTGATGTTTTTAAGTCTTGTAGAGTTTGCCCTTTGCCAAGTGCAGGGGATATTGCTGCATCATATGCAATTTTTACAGCACCGGATGTAGCAGCAACTGTATCGTCAGCATTGGTTACACCGCCATTCAGACGGACAATCCCCTTTTGAGATGTAGTGGCGTCAACAGCCGACCATTTTGTTCCAGCCAGGTCATACGCCTGTTTTACCGCAGATGGAGTTGCCGCTTGCGTTGTGCTCGTGCTGTTGATTGCTGAGTTTAGCTGAACGATTCCCTTAACTGATGTAGTAGCATCTACAGGTGTCCATTTCCCATTAGCTGTATTTGCAGCAGCAATTGCCGCATCGTACGCTATTTTCACTGCTCCGGAAGTTGCTGCAAGCGTGTTGTCGTCATTGGTAACGCCGCCATTGAGACGAACCAGCCCCTTTTGCGATGTGCTGGCGTCGTAGATACGAAGGTATGTGAGAATGTCGGCAATAGTGCTTTTACCGATAATGTCTCGACCTACCTGAGTGAGGTCGGTCAAAGCTGCAGTATCATCCCCGTTGAAATACGGTAATTTATTCGCAACGCCCACTAACGCGGCTAACGCCGTCAATGTAGGATCCAGCGGCTGGAAGTTCCCAAGGATGTAGGACAGCGTTCCGGCCGTCATCATGTTTGCCGCAATGTCATTTGCTGACCACGCTCGTGGGACGGTTCCTTCCTGCCCACGCTGAATAGTAAAGACATCACCAGCCCGGGCAGTAACATGAACAATCTCCGTAAGAGAACCGGTTGCAGCATCAATAATCGTCAGTTTAAAAAAGCTGGTTCCTGCTACAGGGGACGGGAAAAGCGTTCCTGTTCCAGAATTTACGGTAAGAGATGTTGCCGTTGAGCTAATTCCAGCCGCAAGCACTGTCTGAGCATTGTTAGCGGCTAAAAGAGATAGTGCCATTTTTCCTCCGGGATTTTTGGCAATAAAAAACCCACCGAAGTGGGTTGTGTGGATAATGTATTTTATGCCTTTTTGCAATCGTACATTTGAAACCTGACAGCATCATCCAAGTATTCATAGTTACGGATATACTTACCCCCCAAAATCCTAGTAAATATATATTTATTATAAGTTGTAACAACGTACCCAGCCCCATCATATTCGGCAGTGAAAGTTTCTGTACGACTCTCCGAAATTGCAGTTCTTAGTCCGGATGCAGGATCTGTTACTTTTAAAGTAGGAGATATAATCTGACTACCATTTGAGAAGATAACGCCAAAGTTAGTTACATTATCCTTAACTCCGGCACGTAACCCGCTATCAACTAGGCTTTCGATAGGGTTGATTGCTACCTTGCAATAAAACAGATCACCTTTTTTAACTGGTGTTTTCTTTTTTCTTTCTTCAATTGATTTTTTTGTCCACTCTTCAGCTTCTTTCCTTAGCTTTGCCTGTCCATCATTTTCATCAACATTTGAATCGCTAAAACTCGTTCGATTGGTATTTACCGCATCAACTGCTCTTGGGTGAGATACGCAGCCAGCAATAAAAAGACAATAAATAATAATCACAAGTAATTTTTTCATGTTTTACCAGATCACCAAATTAGCATTAGTTGATTGTACATTACTCACCCAATGATAGTCACGCTCACTGGCTGATAAAACGGCATGTGGAGCAAGCCGCTGTCAAAAGCCTGCTTGAACAGCGATGCGTACTCATACTCATTACTTTTGATGAGAACGCTAGTCTTCTGGTTGTAAGCCCTGCTATTGAACGTCTGCGCGTTGTATACCGAAGAGTCAGTCAACTTTCTGAAACCCTTAATAATTGAAACACTGGCTCCACCACCAGAGAACAACACCGAAATACTCCAGTGTTGGTCGTTCACGACATCAACTCCATTCACCCCCGTAAGAAATCGCATAATACGGCGTTTCAGCCAGGGGATTGTGAAGTAAAACCCATCTCCCTTATAGAAATTCCACGTCATGATCCGCTTGAACAGGTCATCAGAGACAACGACCTGTTCTGACTTGTTTATTACTCTGCGGGTATTAAACGGTACAGTGTTAAAAGTGCATGTATTGAATGCCCCGATCACCAGCTGGCGACCGCTTGCCAGTACAGGAGGTTTCACGCCGTATATGCCACGAGCTATCCACCTGAGTTGCTCCCCTGCATTATGCCCACCAACAAAAATCGGCAGATTTGCACTCCGCATCCAGTCATAAATATTTTTTGCCATCGTGTTATACGCAGTCACGAAAGCACGGATATTGTCATCATCATTGTACTGCGTGTACAGGTACGAACGGATAATATCCTCAAGCATTTCACACTCCATCAACGGTTACGCCATCTGACGCTATGTAGAAGTAACTAAATGGGTCGCCACTTATAATGTTTGTGTTCGGGTCAGGATTAGTAATAATTCCATTAACAGTGATAATAACATTGAGCTTACTAATTAAACTCATGTCAATAGTAGTATTGACGGACTGAAGGAAGGTATCTTTCAGATTATTAATATTTAACGGCTTACCCGCATAAATCCCGTTTATGTACTGAATTACAGGTGCTGATACCAGCGTTAAAATTGTAGCATCGGTCAGGTAATTCACCCCTTCAGATCCCCACTCAAATTTCACCGTAACATTTTGCTGCAACGGTATAACAAACGGGATTAGATAGTTATCCGGCCAGTCGTTTATGGTCACCACATTATTTCTTACATTTGGCGTGACCTCTCCGCCCCCGGTCCACGAACCGGACGCAGAAGTATCTATACCGATTGAAAACGTATGCGGTGTGAGCACTGTTGCGGTTAGCGGAACGTTGTTAATTCCAGTCATACCATTCACGCCAGAGATGTTGACCACCTGTCCGTTGGTCAATCCATGAGTTATACCTGTAGTGACGACACCAGGGTTAGCATTCGTTATGCCAGTAACGTCTACTGTCGTTCCTTTTAGCCTGCTGATATCGCCGGCAGATTTAAAAATAGCCCCAGCCATTTCATAAATATCACCTCCCCCGCACATGATGATCCAGCTATTACCGTCCTGTACGACTGATACCAGGCGAGCCTGCACACCATTAACATCAGTAAGCTTCTGCCGGATGAAGCCAGGGAATCCCTGAACAGTAGACATCTGGGATTCCCAGACGCGATCACGAAACTGATAGTTTGACTCACGTTCTAAGCCAGGAACTCCTGCAACCGGATTTGTGCAGGTCAATGTAATTAGACTGGCCCCATGAATCTCCAGACAGTTGGTATCACTTAAGTTAGTGATAGTCTTAATACTAGTTTTTAGACTAGTCGTTGGAGTTCGGATGATTGATGTTTTAGGTCCAGAGAAGCGCAGACGGCGAAGTGTTCAGGAAAAAATCGCCATTGTTCAGCAGAGTTTTGAGCCCGGAATGACCGTGTCGCTGGTCGCCCGTCAGCATGGCGTTGCTGCCAGTCAGCTGTTCCTGTGGCGTAAGCAGTATCAGGAAGGCAGCCTCACAGCCGTTGCCGCAGGAGAACAGGTTGTGCCCGCGTCGGAGCTGGCATCTGCGATGAAGCAAATTAAAGAGCTGCAGCGCCTGTTGGGCAAGAAAACCATGGAAAACGAGCTGCTAAAAGAAGCCGTTGAATATGGCCGACAAAAAAAGTGGATAGCGCACGTGCCCTTGTTGCCGGAGGATGGCGAATAAGCCTTGTCAGTCGTTGCCTCCGTGTCTCACGTGCGCAACTGCATGCCATGGCCCGTCGGTCGAAGGACTGGCAGGATCGTCGGTGCAAGCGCAAGCCTGATGATACTGACGCGCTGGCCCGTATCCATACCGTTATCGGCGATCTGCCCACCTATGGTTATCGTCGTGTGTGGGCACTGCTGCGCAGACAATCAGAAACTGACGACATGGCGGTGATCAATGCCAAACGCGTATACCGCATCATGCGTCAGAATGCGCTGCTGCTTGAGCGTAAACCAGAAATACCGCCATCGAAGCGGGCGCATACAGGGAAAGTGGCCGTTGGAGAAAGTAACCAGCGGTGGTGCTCTGACGGCTTCGAGTTCAGCTGTGATAACGGTGAAAAACTGCGGGTCACGTTCGCGCTGGACTGTTGCGATCGCGAGGCACTTCACTGGGCGGCCAGTACTGGTGGATATGACAGTGAAACCGTGCAGGACGTCATGCTGGGTGCCGTGGAGCGTCGCTTCGGTAACAGCCTGCCGACATCCCCCGTTGAGTGGCTGACAGACAACGGTTCAGCCTACCGTTCTTATCAGACACGTCAGTTCGCCAGAATGGTAGGACTGGAGCCTAAACATACGGCGGTACGTAGCCCGGAAAGCAACGGGATGGCAGAGAGCTTCGTCAAAACGATGAAGCGCGATTACATCAGCATCATGCCGAAACCCGACGGGTTAACAGCGGTAAAGAACCTCGCGGAGGCCTTCGAACATTACAACGAATGGCATCCGCATAGTGCACTGGGGTATCGTTCGCCACGGGAATATCTGCGGCGGCGAACCAGTAATGGGTTAAGTGATAAAAAGTGTATGGAAATATAGGGGCCAATCCAGTAATTTCGTCAGGAACGCTGGTAATTATCTGGGTAACGGTGCCAGCAGGTACCGCCCATGATCCTGTCGTGGTGGCCGTACAGGTTACCTGCGGTGTAATTCCAGACGAGGGAATAATCGTGGCATCGTTAAGCGTATAGGTATAGATCCCATCGGACACTACAAAACCCTGAGGAATACCAAATCCTGCCGGGCCATCGAATTGCACAGGAACAGTCGTTGCCCCCTGCGTCTTCTGTGGTGCAATACCAGCCTGTTGAGCCAGCAGATTAAGCATGTAAATGTTAGCTTTAAGCGGCCCTACCGAATTAATCAGATCGATTCTCGCCTGATCGCAAATCAGCAACGCGCCAACGTCTGTACTCACGATATCCTCAATCAGTGAGCCTGGTAATTCGGTGGTGATGCCTGGCGCCATTTGAACGGCCAGTGACACCAGTTGCTCGCGCAGACTTTCTGGGGTTTGCGGAACCGGGCCAGCAGCTGTGTAGCTAACAGATAAATCACTCATACGTTCACCGTTGCAATAATTTTAGAACCGGCGTTGGTTATCGCCGAAATGTTATAAACAGGTGGATCATCACTAACCAAAGCAATTTGTAGCGATGAAAAGTAGGGACTAAATTGTTGTTGCAGACGGTTAACGTAATACGTCGGCAATACCTGCTGTATTACTGATCCGTTAGCCGGAATACCATTGTTCGCGAAGAACGGAGACTCCTGCGGCGCAAGCTTAAGATTTTGCACCAGAGTAGTCAGGTAAACCGCGTCGTTGAATCCATTCTCATCTGTTTCGACCAGAGTCCACTTACCATCTGAATTCCTGCCGTAGGTTCTCATTCAGTGATATTCCCGTTAAATTGCACTGTCGCGTCCCCGGTATTGCTGCCGCCGTTTCCGTTGGAGTGAACATGGCTGTTGCACCAGGAAACAAGCGACTTCCAGCCCTCGTGCATGATCGCCGGGCTTGTGCTGGCTGTTCCGTCCTGCAACTTCCCTGTCTGACCAGTCAGATTCCACATACCGTCCGTGAGTGTGAAAACTGTTGACCCTACGGTCACTTTGAACTGCGTTGGAGTGGCGATGGTTATGCTGTCAGGAGTAAGTAAAAACGTTGTGTTGCTGCCAGCATCCCGAATGGTGACACCTTCGGGCCCGTAAATGGTCACAACCTGACCGTCGACGCCTTCCCACTCTGTATTACTGATTGGCAAAAATACCAGCGCGCTAAGGTTCGCCGGTGGTGTCAGGTCGGCAATACCACCTCCCTGCCCGCTTACCCCTCCCAGATAAGTATCCGCCGGGATGACTATCCCCTTATCGCCCGGCTGCATTGGGTATCGGATGTACTGAGGACCAAATAGCGGGATGGTAACCTGAGGAAGCACATAAGGGATGTCGCGCAGCTCAAAAGCCACTGTGACCATCTTCCCGCTCTGTTTTACTACACTGGCAGGGAGCACCTTTCCTGCTTTTTGCAGCGCATATTCCATTTTTCGATCAGCAAATCGATTCATACTGCTGCCGAAATTAAGCTTTTGATCGATACTCATTTTCCAACCTTTTGAACAGGGCTTGCCTCAATAATTGCTACCCATGCATCAGCTGTTGGCTGTCTGCTGTTTCCGATAAGACGAACAGAGCTAACAGAAAAATCACCAGCAAATGCGGAGTCATCACGATATTGCGAATAAGATGATGCCTGTATCATGGGAAGAGCCTTCTGAGGCATGCGGATGTGATCTCCAACTTGGATGTCTGTACGCATCACGCAAATCAAACTTACGACTTCATACCTAATCCATGTTGGTTGCCCAACCAAATCGTTAAACTCTATTTGTGTGGGATTTTGGTTTCTTACAACTGCGCTCGATTTAGATGTTTTATCAGGGTGGTAATTATAGTCATTATCCCAAACTCGTATTTCATTTCCGTTGACTATTGCCATTTCAACCCCTGAGTAACCAGAGTCTTTTATAATAGATTTTGATAATACCTTAAGATCTCTGGCTAGCAATTCTATTGAATTACAAAACATTGGTCTCTCATAATTAATAACCAATCGGTCGCTGATGTTTATGTTTGGTTTATACCCACCTATAGTCTGAATACAACGAGTTAGTGCTACCGCCAATTTTTGACCAGGACGCCAGTCTAAAGTAAGTTGTAAAGGTGAAATCACCCCATCTTTAGCTTCGCCAATTGGGCCAACAACAATCAGGAAATCAAGACGTAAATCAGTCCCCTGCCAATTACCAAAAACCTGATTAATTGTACCATCCAGCACCAGTCCTGGTGATGTAACCTTACCTGCCAGTGGTAAACCAGATTTCATGCCGAGGAAAATTTTTATTCTCTTACCAAATAGGTTCTGTCGAGCCTGTTGCATCTCTTTCGGGCCAATACCCCATATAGTCAGGTGAGTTTCACCCTGGGGGGTTGATTCACCAAACCTTAGAATGTCAAACTCAATCATTAATGCGCCGGGGTTATAAATTCCATTTTTGTGGCTGCTATACTGCTTCAGTAATACATCAGATTTTCCGTCTTTTGACGAACCGAAAATTTGGATATCATAATATCGCATTAACTGGTTACCTCAAGTTGCCCATTTTTCTCTCTCCAGTACATAGAAGTATAACTAAAAGCACCAGAGATTAGATTTATACCACCAGTTTCAGGTGACCCAATTAAAGCTGTATTAAGGATAATATTATCAGAACTATCAGTGATAAACAGATACCAACGTTGTGCGGTAATATTCCATTTCAACTGGCAGTTATAAACCGTACCATCAAGAACCGGCGTAAACGCCATGCTTTGACTTTCATCCCCCGTAAAAGGGTAATATTGAGATGTCATATTGCCACTCCCAATTTACCAAGTAGACCAGTAATGGCCTCAGAGACAGAGCCTCCAAGAGATGTGTTACCAAGGGCGTTGACAGTACTTGTCCAGGCTGATTCTGTAACCTTGTCTCCACCACCAATTTTCCCAAGAAAGTTATTTACCGCCTGCTCTGCGCCAGTTTCGGTGATCAGAGGCTGCTCAAAATCCCACATCCATGTCAGTTGAGGTAATGCGTCATTGCCGCTGGTGACATCCTTTACCGTGCGCAAAATGCAGCGGTTATAGATAACTGATGGGGTAGCAACGATGAATGTCCCGCCCAGGTTGGCGTGTGCCTGTAGTACAGACTGGAGTGCGCTTATCGTTACCAGCTTTGTCATTGCCCCAGTGTTTTCGTTTACCGGGGCCTTCATTTCCAGAGCAACACGCAACGGCTGTGCCAGTAAGGCATTCGCGGCCACAACCTGGTTAGCAAAAGGAAAGCGGGCAATGTCATAATCTACTATCGTCGCGCCCTGCACTGGCTTCCAGTGACAGAAATACTTATCCAGGTCTGTAAGATTTATTGCGCCCCCCAAAAGACCAGTAACAAAACTGGCACTTTGGGTCAGGGCAACAATAGGAAGCATACCACCAGGAATTGCCTGGGCGATGCCGTCGCACAGGATAATCGGGGATATTTCAAACCCCAGCTTGTACATCTCGCGTGAAAATCCCATTATTATTGTGCTCCGAGTTGAGCGCTCGTTACTACTGCATTACCGCCAGTGTTGTTGTAAACAATTATCCCGCTTCCACCAGAGTTACGGCTGCTATCGATGGACTGCTGGAGAAGTTGATTAGAACGGGCTATATTTCTCGCAATTTCCGATGTTTCCGGGCTTGGTGTATTGGCAGGGTTCGGTTTAGCTCCATAAATCGCAGCATACTGCTCCTTTACTCGCCCCGGGTATTCATTATTTTCTTTGCTACCCCTGTTCTTTCCACCGTTATACCAGCGCAACATCTCGTCGAAATCACCACCAGATTGTTGCTTAGCCCATGCCATAACCCGTGCTCCAGCCATGATGTTATCCCGAGCGTTGAAAGGGTCTTCTCCTGGCAGAAAATTATCCGGCATAACCTGCATCAAACCCTGAGCCCGTTGTCCAGAACGGGTTACCGGACCTTCAGCATTTTTGTTAAATGACGACTCGGCACCAGCAACAGCTTTTAACCACTTAGCATCCAGTCCCTCTTTTTTAGCAGCCTCTTCGAAATACTGATCATACTGGGTTGGCGCTACTCCTGATGCTTGTTTTCCCCACTTCAGTACCCCCCATACATTGGGGTCACTCTCACTACCTTTGATGTAGTCTGGCCCTCCGTTCGGGTCTTTAACGGTTTCGTTACTCAGGATGGATGAGGAACCAGAAAAGAACTCTGCTGCCGTTATTTTCCCTGTTGCAAGATCAATAATTCGACCAATTGCTAACCCGAGTTTTTTAATCCCGCCATGAAGTCTTCGACATCATTTTTAAAGTCGGGAGACGCCAGGTAATCACCAAATCGCTGAATGCCACCAGCGAGCCCGTCGATCCATTTTCCAAGTTCTGGAGATTGAAGAACGGTATCGATAGCACCAGACAGCGCATCAGAGAGTTTTGTCAGTCCAGGGGTAAGCGGGCCAAGTCCACGGATGAACGTGTTTTTGATGCTCTGACTGCTGTAGTCGAGTTGAACATTGAAGTCCTGCCATTGCCGGGCCTGCTCATCAGTGATCTGCAGCAACTGAGCGTCACGCTTCGCACGTTTCTCCATAGCGTCGATCTCGGCATCGCTCATATTTTTAAAGCGATTGAGGTCATCAATACTGAAGAAGCTGGTCAACCCGTAGGCGTTAGCCCCCTGTAACGTGCCGCCGGTTTGCGTGAAAATACTCCTGGCGGCACGAATCATCTCCGGCAGCAACTGATCCGGGGAGCGGTCAGGGTTATTGATGCCCATAGCCTGGAATTTCCAGCGCTGGGATAAATCGGCCTGAGTGTCACGAATAGCGCCCAGTGTCGCGGTTGGGTTGGCAACTGCGCGCTGGTAGTTAATGGCCGTTGAATCCAGGGCACCAATGGAGGTATTCAACCCCATTGAGGTGAATCGCTGGGCGCTCGCGGTGGATGCCAGTCGGTTTATCCCGAACAGACCACCAGCGCCGAGAACGCCAGTGAACAGCCCTACAATTCCGCCCCATGACAACAAACTAACGGTAGCGTCTTTGATATGGCCAGCGAACTCTTTTGAGTCCTTTTTAAGTTTGCCAAATATGCTGGAAGAGCCAGCAGTTTTCTTATTCAGGTCACTCTGGCGTTTATTGGCATCGTCAAGGCTGGTATTGATGCGATCGAGGTTATTTACCATCATATTCAACGCATCAACGCCATCTAAAAAAGCCTTTGTCATCCCCTCTGCTTCTGAGGATGCTTTTGACGTTTCGCGGGCGCTGTCGCCAATGCCCTGCGCAGATGCCCGCCACGCTTCGGGAAGTTCTTCAAGAGCAGCCTGGTACTCATTGAATTTATCCATAAATGACAGGAATTTCTCATCATTCACGTCAACTTCAATAATGGATTTAGCTGCCATTGAAATAGCCTCTTTCTTTTAACGCAGAGAGAATAAAACGCTGCCTGAACTGGGATGGGCTGGCGTATTCTTCGCCAGCTATTTCCCTTACAACGTCCCTGAACCCCTCGTTAGAGGCCCAGTCTAGGAGGGTATAAACGACGTTTCCTGCGGGGCAGTCTGGTTCGGGGTATCGGTATCCGTTTTCGACGTCAGTAAAGAACCTCGCCACTCCGTAGCGGTCGATAACGTTAACTGACCACCGAACATACCGATCACGCTCCCCACCGTCGGTTTGATGAGTTCCGGTTTCTGAATGGCAGAGGAAACCATAAAAAAAACGATTTCGCCTTCCACCTCACGAAACTCGTCAGCAGAAATAATGCCCTGTTTCATCGCAGAATCTAACGGCACAGATTTCCACTGACCGTTGTCATTAAAAATGACCGTTGTCTGACGCTGGATTTCATCAACAATGTTTGGGCTACCCTGCCCGGTTACCTCCTGTTCCTTTTTAATTTTCTTCCGGAGCATCATTGCCGCTACCCGGGCGGCACCAAGCCCACCAATCTGAGCAATGAAACTGGTAAACAGACTACCGAGCATCAGGCAATGCTCTTCCACCACCTCATAGGGGAAAGGTGAGGTGTGAACGTAAATGAGGGAACCGTTATCACGGCTGATCGAACAGACCAGATTAAGTTTTTTATCGATTTTCACAGTCAGATCCACATGTTGTCGTTAGTGATGAGGTAGCCGCTGATGGTTACCACGTACCCGGCATCCATACCGTTAAATGGCATCTCGTTAAAGTTGACCAGATAGCAGTTAAGCAGGGTGAAGTTGCCAAATGTGGTTGCGTCCGGGGTAACCACCACCTCGCCAAGCGCTGTGTCCGTCGTAAAGCGCTGTTGATAGCTTGCGGCAAGCCCCTGAGTGCGCAGCATGTGGACGGTTAAGGTAACCTGCTGGTACGGTACCTGACTACCAACAGTGCCGGTCATGGTCGGCAGAATGTCCGTGGCGGGACCGTCCGGGCGCATGCTGATCCCGTCTTTACCAAGATAAGATGCGGTGACATTCAGAGCCGGAACATCAGTGATGGAAACCGCGCCACGGACGCGGTTGAGGAATCCCTGTGGTACTAATGGGTTTGTCATGTTATGCCCCTACAAAATTGGTAACGTTCAGGTTAAACGTGATGGACTCGAAGCCACGGCGCGGCGTGATAACAGCACTTAGCCCGTTGTACTTACCCTCCTGGTAATCCGAAGGATTCAGGCTGGAATAGTTAGCAAAAGGCACCGCGTTGATAACAGCATTCCCCGCATAAGAACCTTTTTCGTATTCAGTGTTGAAATCGCTCTGAATAAGTTTTGTACCGATAACACGGCCCAGAATCAGCCCATAGCTAATTCCATTACGCAGTGTTTTCAGTGCGCGGTTTTGCAGGCGATCAATACCGTTCTGGTCGTAATACAGCGGGTTGGTTGTGGTGTTAGACCCGTTGATCACTTCGTTAGCCAGGTCCAGTTCAAGGTTAATAGCGGCCCATGCTACTGCATACCAGTAGTTAAACGGATTGCCGTCAAGCATGTGACCGGCTACCAGCATCTTGTTACTCAGGCCGCCTTCTGCAGATGACCCGATGTAGTTGACGTGGTTTTCCTGGAGCGTTTTCAGCAACGTACCGTTGTTCTCAACCGGGTATTCAGTCACCCCATACATGAAGCGGAACGCCATCGGCGGTACCATGTTCGACGAACCGGGGTCATTTGACAACGAGGACTGGAACGCTGCCGCCATCGAAAATTCAGTAGCTGGAATATTCGGAGCTTCGACCCCCGCAAATACGGTTTTATTCTTTGTTGCCACCCAGGACTGATAGGTGGCAATCGTGCTTGTGACAAAGAAATAAACCAGCGATCCGGGGGATGTGTACTGACCCGTGAGCGTTTTGAAAGTCGCTTCAGAATCCCACTCACGAGGTACCAGATACGAAAAGAATTTCTGGTACGTGTTGCCGAGGGAAATATCCTTGTCGATAAAATCACTCAGAGCTGCCACGGCTGCCGGGATGGTGATGTCACCAAGTTCCAGCACATAGACCGCGCGAGCTGCACCCTGCGCCCAGTACGTGGTGTTCATCTGGATAATTTCACCAGCAACAACCATCTTAACAACGCCCATGGTGGTTGCCGTCCCCGGGTCGCTGCTCAGCGAATAAGTAAATTCCGTCGCGCTGGTAACCGTCGCCTCAGCAGAGCGGTTATATGCCGCTGGTGCCACGCCAGAAATCACAACAGGCACGGTGCTGCCATTCGTCCAGCCATGAGGCGATGCGAGGGTAACAGTGACCAGATTGGCCGCCCAGACAATGGTTGATATCGTTTTCCCCGGGGCGGTGATAGCTTTCAGATCGTCTTTTGACGTAAGCAACTGATATTCGCCTGCCGCCAGAGTCGTCCCGCCCATGGAGATCATCGCGCCGGATTTAAGCAGCTGCGAGGGTTTCGGCGGATTGGTCACCGATACGTTAATGTTAACAATTGCCATTTAATTATTTCTCCGGATAAATGGACGGAATTGCAGACAGGATCAGCCCGCGGGCTACGTTGCGCATCCGCTGCTGGTAATAATTGACTTTGAATTTGATGGTCTTGCGCATGGCAATAACGTTCAGTTCGTTCTGCGTAACGCGCTCATCCTGCACAACAGGGATGTTCATTACGCCCATTTCTGCATCAGCGCGCAGGGTGTACTGCTGAACGTATCGCAGAAAGTCCTCAACCGCGGCATTCCTGAGGCCTGTAATCGAAATCGTCACATCCTCTGAAACCAGCTGGTACTGGTTGTCGCGGTCATCGATATAAACCCCCCCGGCGATCGGTGAGACATTGCTGCACCTTATTGTCGCGAAGGGAGGCGACAGGTTCTGCGTGGAAAGCATCGCCGGAAACATTGGCATAAACTGACTCAGCCCAAGCCATACAGGCAACGAACTGGAAACCACAACGTCACTCAGGTCGATATCATCCGCAGAGTTGATAATCTGCGACCGCATATGCGGATAGATTGCCTCCCCTGTGTAGTGATAAAGATTGGCCGGTTCGTTCAGCCCGGTTCGACGGGAGAAAGAAAACTGAATGCCAAAGAACTCGCCGATGAACAGGACGTCCGATCCAATATCGTTGAATGGGTCTATATCGGCCTGCGCAGTAAACGTAACGACGTTGCGGTCGTAGAGTTGTTCATCGTCCTGGATGGTTTCTGTCGTCAGATGAAGGTAGCCTTTGACGTTTACCGTGTCGGGTTCGTTACCCGGGTTGTCAGACAGGACTGAAGCTTTAACCCAGAACACAAAGCCATCAAGCGGAAGAACCTTCCGGATATACTTCCTAAACGTAACCACCTGAAAGCGACTGAGGTCGTCAAGCCCCTGCGTCAGAGCCGCGTTAAGCTCTGTTTTTGCATTCTGCTGTAGTTCACTCAGGGAAGGCATTTAATACCCCGCTTACCCAGGCGCGCATTGCCGCCTGATAGTTTCCTGTATCGATAAAGGATGCCCGCGGATCGCCCTTCTTATTTTTAAAGCGCTTAGATATACCCAGCAGCGCGCGTCGGGTTGGCACACCTGACATGCCGTTCATCTCTTCGTTATCCAGAAAGGCCACAAACAGGTCGTGAACGCGTGACATGGATTCCGCAAGCGGATCCCTTAACGGCGGCGCGCCAGCCAGCATATTTTCAAGATTTGCGGCGAGATCTTTACTCATCAGATCGGCGATGTCGTTTCCGTACCTGTCAAAAAAGGTCTGCATAATCTGGTATTTTTCTTCCAGGTACTCAGCAACATCCCCGGTTGTGGTGTTTTCATCCTCGTAGGGAATGTCGATAACACCAAGATGAAAGGTGATCATGACAGCCCCCACAGGCTACCGAACTGCTGGGCAATCATCAGATAGCGGCGTCCCCAGGGGTCCTGCAACATCTGCAGATCGGCCAGAGACAAATCTTTGAAGAAGTCAGGCACAAGACGCTGCGCGCTGGTTGAGTTATCCCCGGCCCCCGTTATCACGCCAGCCTTGAAATCATTCAGACCATACGCTTTTCTGAATTCAGCAAATACCGACTCAGTACCGTAGTTGACCAGAAACGATGCGCCAAGATTGTAAACGGCAACCTCATACAGGCTGGGCATAACCAGTTCAATATCCCGGTTCACCCATTCCACGGCCGCGTTATACGCAACAACAAAGGACGGAGAGTCATAAGGAACCTGGCTGGCGGTTACGCCCATATCTGTGCGAACGAATATGATGAATGCAGCCAGATTTACGCTCATTTTTTCTTATTCCCGGCTTTCGGAGTAACAATCGTCTCGTTAACGACCTGAGTTTCGTCGCTTTCATCACGGCCTCTGGCCTGCTCAACGCTGAATTCCATATCACCGTCGTAACCCGTACCGCTTTCTCGCAGCGTGCTGTCATGAGCAATAATTGATGCCTGGCGGAGGTTGTGAGCGTTACGCGTCAAATGAACATCGTTGTCGCGAATAGTTTTCTCGATTACCGCTGCCGAAACAGGCTTGTTAATGCTGTAGCAAAGACCGACAAAATCTTTGCTCTGGTCAATTCTTGTCGAATCAACCAGGCCATAAACCCGGTGATGCTGAATAACCGCGTCAACCTCTTCGGTGGAGCCATCAAGAACCATCATTTGTGCGCCGTGCTCAATAGGGATCTGAACAAGTCTCCCTGTCTCCAGCTTGCGATAGGTGAAGATATGACGCTGTTTAGTGGTGTTGGCGATATACAGTTTCATTAGTTACCCTCGTAAAAAAGCCCCCGCAGAGATATCCCTGTGGGGGCCAGTTCATTTCAAACAATGGATCAGGCGCTGTACGCCATAGACAGGATGGTGATGGCTTCCGGACGAACTGCCCAGCCTGCGGTTGAACGCATTTCGGACAGAACATCAATGGCGCCACCCGCGATCGGTGTCGGAATTTCACGCGGGGCAGCCATATCACAGAACATCAGCGCATTCGCGGCAAGAGACGGGGTCAGTTTGGCGAATTCGTTGGTGTTCACGGTGGAATTGACCATCGGCACTTCAACTTCAGGAATGGTAATGACCACCGCGTCTGTTCCGCCCGCGCCTTTTCCGATCAGTGTGTCGTCATAAACCCAGTCCACCTGAACATTTGCCCCTTTCAGGACCTCCTTTACGGTGCCCCCAACGGTATCGGTACCGCCACCAGGACGCTGATATGAGGTCAGCTGGACAATCTGCTGGATCTCCATTGCACCCAGAACGCGCTGAGGACCGAGAATAACGACGCGCAACTGGCGACCTAGCTGCATGGTACGGGTCATTGCCGCCTGGACGTGACCGAGCAGGTAAACGGCCATTTGACCGTGATCGTAGGTCAGCACGGTGGTATTTCCGGCGCTGTCTGCCGGCAGTGTTTCGGTTGTTGCGCCAGCTGTATTCAGCAGCCCTTCACCACCAGCCGGGTTCATGCCGTACAACAGTGCAGAACGAAGTTGCTGGAAAATACCCTGTCGCATGCCGAGACGCTGAGCTTCCGGCAGAGCAAAATTCCAGTTACCGGCTGCCGCCATGTCGTGGTGATCGTAGATACCACGGCAGCGGAACAGGTAAGTTGGGGTGGAAATCATCCGGGCATCAAGTGCCACGCTCGGCAACTGGTTGGCGTTACCAGACTGGCTGGAGGTTACCTGGGTGCGAATATCCAGGCGGCGCATGTAGGCGTACTGGTCGCCAACGCCAAGTCGGACCTGAGGATTACCGCTGGCGATAGTTTCAAATGCACCTGACGCCTGCTGGTAACCGAGGATCATTTCCGGCGCGATATACGACGGATTGACGATAGTGTAGCTGGGGGTAATTGCAGCCATTTAATTCAGCTCCCGATTAAAGTAAGACCAGCGCGCAGCTGTCGTTGTTATTCCAGGTCAGGAAACCGGTTGAGCTGTCATAGGTGACAGTTTTGGAGTTACCTGTTTCGACGGCGAGCACTTTCACTGGCAGTGTGATGTCGGAAAGCGTTACCGCACCGATGGTGCCCTGCGTGGTCGCTGCACCGCCAGGTGCTGTCGCCGGGGTGTAAGTAAAGGTGGTTGCACTCGGTACAGACAACACAACAACGGTGCCGTTGTACGCCGATGGAGCAACGCCGCTGATTTTTACGTACTGGCCAGCCGTCAGGCCATGCGCTGAAGCAGTGGTGGCTGTAGCCACGCCAGACGCATAGGTCACGTCGGTAGTTGCAATATCAGCGCCAGCAAAACCCGCTGCGGCGGCAGTGGTGAGTTGGTTGTTGACGAAGTCCCACGCCAGCGCCGTTTTCACCGACGCGCCGGAAGTAGCCAGCGCGACCACCTGAGCAGACGCTTTCAGAGGAACGCGCATGTTTGATCCCAGACGGTAGAACGACACACTCATACCGGATGCATATAGCGGAACCGGTGATTGTGGAGTGGTCAGACCGTTATGCGCCTGATTGAATACAGTAAAACCTTCCAGCTCTGCTACGGATACCGCGCGGCGAATCGTTGAGCCTCGAGGGCTTGACTGATTGCCTGGCAAAAGTTCGGCAACTGGCAGACCGCCCCAAAGAGGTTTGGTTTCAGTAGCCGCTACCGTACCGGATGAAAGATTGAAACGGTTTGCCGGGTCGTCCAGTGCAATACCCTGAACATAACCGTCAGACTGTACACCGAAGGACCCCAGAGCATTCGTGGTTGCCATCGGGTTAAGAGATAAATAAGACATGCTTCAGCGCTCCCGTTAAGCCTGGTTGTTAAAACTGGTGACCTGACGTTTACCAGACTGGAACGGTGCCCAGGTGGCAGCAGGATCGCCTTCAAAGGTGCTAATCTGGCGACCAGTAGCATCAGCGCGCTTAATTTCACGCAGCATGCCAGGACCAACCGACAGACTTGCTGATTTCTGCGCATCGGCGTAGATCTGTTTTTCCGCCACATTCAGCAGCGCGGAATCAGCGATAGAGGACAGGTCGACAGACTTGAAGTCAGGCGAATGCTCCTGAAGCTGGATCATCAGGCGGCGGCGGTACGACAGCGGTTTTTCACCGGACAACGGCACAGGAGCACGTTTGCCAAAACATGAGAAAACGCTGTCAGCCTTCACCTGTGCGTCGGCGACTTCGTTGCGCTCTTCATCGCTCAGTTCCGTAGGAATGCGCGAACGAAGCTCTGCAATTTCCTGTCGCAGTTGAGAGTCTGCTTTTTCGCGATCACGTTCTTTACGTTCACGCTCCAGACGGTCATCTTCTCCCTTTGCTTCATGCTCGAGTTTTTTCAGCTCACCTTCATCGGCCTTTGCCTTAGCGGCTTTTTCTTCCTCGTCTGCCTTGGCTTTCGCTTCTTCTGCCTCTTTGGCCTCCGCGTCAGCCTTTTCCTTCTTGGCAGCCTCTTCAGCATCGGCTTTGGCTTTCAGATCTGCAGCTTCTGAATCAGCTTTAGCCATACGTGCATCGATCGCTTTATTAATCAGCGCAACGATTTTTTCCTCGTCCATTATTTCAGCCTCATTTGGAATGGAATCAGATTTAACACCAGTAGGGGCAAGGAGCTTGTCCCATACGCCCTGTTCACAAATTGCAACGTGGTCGAGCAGCTCGGGGGATGGCTCCACCAGCAGAGGCTGACCGTCGACAATGATTGATTTAGGTACCTCAACAAACTTCACAGTTGGAGAGGTGCTTAATTGCCTGGTCGCCATAATTTCGGCAGCCTCGGCGTCGTATACGCGCGCAATGGCCCACACCTCACCATTATCAGCAACCCAACTGTTGGTCAGGGTGCCGATAACGCGTTTTGCGAACTCATCACTATCGAGCGTATTTTTCTCGGGGTGCAGCCAGATTAGAGGTAACCCGGCAACCCGCTGGAGAAATTCGGGGGTGAGATAGTCATCCGGGTTACGGAAGGTCATCTGTTGATCTGCAGAGCGCCAGGTAACCCCTGTTCCGGTCACCCGGATGGCGAACATCCACATGTTGATAAAGTATTGCGGGCTGCTTAATGTCCCGTCAGTGATGAGTGCGGCGACTTCCGTTTCATTGAGTGCCTGCTGCGCCAGCATCTCAGCGAATGGCTGATGGAGTGGCGTTGGCAGGTCTTCAATGTGGAACCACCCGGCGGCCAGCGATTCATCGTTGAGCTTCGCCTCGAACTTTTCCGGCAATTCGGCGCGAAACGTCAGATAATCGCCGTAAACGCTGTGCGGGGTCAGCGGGCCATCGTACTGATAACCCACCTCTTCCAGCACTTCGCGGCGCGCAGCATCAATAGCCAGTTCACCCGGTTCGACCGTGCCACCGGGCTGACACCACGTGCCATCATCTGAGCGCTGGATCAGGAAGACGAAATCACCCTGACGAAACATTATCCCGCTGCCAAAAATAGCCACGTTTTAATGCTCCTATGCTGCTTTCATTGACTCCATGAATTTGCGCCCCTTCTGGGTAAGCATATATTCAGGAATACTGCGGAGGTTGTAGATGTAGGTCACATAGCAATCGCAGAAGACCTCTTCACCCGGCTGGGTAATCCCGTCGAGATACCCGGCAGGACCGACTTTGACGTACCCGTTTTTTTGTGCCCAGTTACCACGGATGAGGTAATAAAGCTGGTCGCGTTCTTTGTGGTCTTCGCGATAGTTGTAACCCGGTCGGCGCCAGTGGCTGTGCCAAATCGCTGCAATCGCGTTATTACTGGTCGCAATCACGTTGTCGATATTGGCTATCAGCTTGCGGTTCTGGTCTATCATCACCCGCCGCGCTTCATAGTCCATTTGTTCAGCAGTTTTCTGGATATGCGCCGCTGTTTCCCTCATCGTTCCCTGAATGCCAGTCAAAGCAATCGTATCTGCCGAAGGAATACTGCTGGCCCAGCCGCTAAACCGCGACAATGTGGTGTCGATGGCTTTTTTGCGGTTGATCTTTATCAGGTCAGCACTGGCGAAAATCCGCCGATCCAGCTCTGTGCGAAGTTTTGGCTCAAGGTAGTTGATGGTGAATCTGGAAATCCCCGGGTGGCGTTTCAGCACTTCGGCACGACCAATTTGCAGATCGTATGCTTTAGTCAGATTCCGCGTGACCATAGCCATATAGTCATCAGCCGTTTCATTCTCGGCAGCCTGCCGGATGATGCTTTGCCAGCGCTCCAGTTCTTCGCGAGATGAGTAACCATTACGCAAAAAGAACTTTACCGCGTCTCTCACTGTTCGGGTGAAAGTGTTCATAACATCATCCCGCCGCCCGGCTCTTCAGCTTTTGGGGGCTCAGGAGGCGGATTATCACGGAGAGAGTCGTAATCAAGGTTAAGCCGCTGAGGGAAGAGGTTCTCGTTGGCGTTGGCGTTTTCACACGCCCACTCGATAAGCGTCGCCCGGTTCTCATGGTCCGCTGTGAGCTGCGGTAGCACCACTTCCAGCATGCTGACGATCGCCTTAAAGCGCGTTTCGTCGACCTTAACCTTCTCGCTTTCCGGCTCTTTCAGTGAAGACGGCCAGCGATATTCGAAGTTGTTAATCCACGTCGAGAAATAGAGGCTGTAGGTGTTTTTCAGCTCAGGGAAATCGGCACGCAACGACTGGAAAAATTCAATACTCCACGCCCGGTACTGACAGACGCGTACAAAGAACGCATAGAGCGGGTCCAGCCATTCGCGAATATTGTCGATGTACACCGCCACCGAACGTGCATCCTCCGTACCTTCACCAAATCCCTGAGCAAAAGTTTCAGAGTTGAGAATGATGGCGGGCATGTCAGCTGCTGCTGCAATATTTTCAAGAATATGGTTTCGGGCGGAATCCAGAGGTTTTTCAAGGTTGCTAAGATCGATAGACTCAATATTATCTTTGTCACCGATTTGCAGAACCTCTCCCGTTTTTCCTCGTTTAAGCATCATACGTTTGATGCCGCTTAACTTCTGCATCATATTGTTAACGACCGAGCTGGGTCCCTGAATTTTTGTCACCAACAGACCGCCTTTAACCGACACCATGTCGTCGGTACGCATGGTCTGGATAAAAGACTTTAACGGGAACAGCGCCCGTTGATAAACGCTGCGACCATTGAAACCAAAAGCAGCAGCGTTATACGCCAGATAAATAGGGTCTTCGTTCTGCATAACGACGCATCGTGATTTGTGATACGGCTTGCCCGCCACACGGATCCCCTCGACTTTCTGGAAGTCTTTAGCATTTGGATCCTGGTTTAAAACAATGCTGCCCGCAGTATTGAGCGGGTCCAGAATATTAAAACTGATGTTGTGCTTATACAGCGTGCGGTAGTCGAGGGCTTCACTGGCCTGCTGGTTATCCACCAGCATTGCCACCGCAGATACACCGTAAATTCGTGCGATGCGGGCAGCGTTGGCGATATGCTGGTTTGCCCCAAGCGCTTTCCACTCGCGCTCGAATGCGTCACGCAGACGCTGTTCAAGACCAAACGACTGCGCCACGTGAATGGTGCGTGGCTCGTTCATTGCCATCTTGATCGGGCGGTCAACCATTTTCCCACCCAGAGGGTGGTAAAGGTAGACTGTTTTGCAGGTTTGATAGCCAGCCTGAGAACCTGGCTGAATATCGTCGCTATCCAGCAACGCCATCAACTCTGAATGGGAGCAGCTACCGATATCGAAATCATCTTCGTTCATTGGTTTTCTCGTCAGAAGCCGTCACCGTTGCCAAGACCGAGGGCGACGCCGTAGTTGAAACAATCGAACAGGTCGTCAGCCTGGTCTTTCTCGCCGATGATGAACTGAAGCACCTGGGTCAGAAGATGGTTTTTCTTCGAATCCTTGTGCTCGGTGATTTTGTCAAAGGCATATTTAGAAATGCGTACCTTCCCGCTGGCTACGTACCCGGAAATGTTGATAGCACGCTCCTCTTTCCCGAGCCCCGTCATGGCACTGTCGATAGGCTGAACATTCCAGCCCTCGTTCGCCCCCTGTTGAAGCAAAGTGGTGCCGGTAGACTTGTCTTCGATGTAAAGCCCCAGCGTGCCAAAGCGCGCAAGGCAAATCTCACTGAGGTGCTTTGAGCGAGCTATCCATTGCGGAATGATTTTTTGCAAGAAGTAGCCGTCTATCTGGATAATGTCCCAATCCAGAATCACCAGATGAGGCTCGGGGATATTGTTCAACGCAAACCAGATCACCGCCGAGCCGTCATGGGCAAGACCTCCCTTCTGCGCGCAGTCCACGACGCCGTAGACCGTATCGCAACCGACCGGATAATCGACGGGCGCGCCGTTCTCCAGCAGCCAGTCCAGTTTGAAAAAGTTCTGGCCGCGCCAGTCCACAAACATGGCCTGGTATTCCTGCTGAATGACCATCGGAGGTTTGCCGGCGGTGATCCTCGCCAGCGCCTCAGGATTGAGCGTCGGATTGGCTGAGGTGGGCGTATGATGTTCTTCCCAGCCCAGCGACTTATCGTTACAGGCCTGATAGAAGAAATTCTCATCGTCCACGCCTTTTGGCGTCCCCGCCATGATGGCATCGCCGTCATAGTCGAGTAGAGTCGGCTCGATGGCCTGCTCCCAGATATCACGCATCCCCTTCTTAACAAGGCTGCCCTCGTCGATAATGATTTTGTGATATTTACGGGAACGTCCGGCATCGGGGTTATCCAGCGTCCAGAACTCAACGTGACCGCCACCGATAAGCTCAATGATCATGTCGGTCTTGCTGGCGCTGATGGTTATTGGTTTTAGCTGGTCCCGGATGGCTTTATAAGACGGCAACAGAATTTTGTACGACGGCGCAAACCAGCCGACGCGCATTTGCTGTGCCGACCAGTTCCCCGCGCACTGCTCCAGCATCGTCGTCTTGCCAAAGCGACGGCCAGCGCGAATAACCTTTCGTTTTGCCGGGGTTCGGTAAATCTTCTTCTGCCCACCATGAAAGGGCAGAAACTCAATAACATGTTCAATCGCCATCAGGGGAATTCACCAGTTTAATGACCACCGCAGGTGTACCATCACCACCAGGCGGGTCTTTTTTTACATTGTCATTAAAAGCCTGAACGGCGACATGACGCCCCAGCAGCTCGAGGTTTTTCACCTTATCGGGCCACTTAATCTTTTTGAGAATGCCAACCATCTCGCGGTCATCGCCCCGGCCTTCGAACATCTCAGCCAGGTTAAAACCGCTCAGGTACCGGCGCCACGATTCCGGCCACTCAGAGAGTGGCTTCATTTCGAGGGTGTCAGTCAGGATGTCGGCGACATCGAGCTTGTCGATCTCCACCAGCCGCATCAGCACGTAATTCGCGTCTATGCCCAGCTGGTCGATACGTTCCTGCTTTAGCTCGTTGATGCGGGCGCGTATTTCTGGTCTGCCGTAAAGCTCAGCACCAGTAACATGCGCTCGCTTAGCGGAGTACCCTGCACGGATGACAGCCTGAGTAGCATTCAGATCGACAAGAAACTCGCGGCAAAACATCTCGTGTTTTGCTTTCAGCTTCTTGGTCATTTGATTTTCCATATGTCAGGTCATTATCGAAGCCCCTCGACGAAGAGCTTCTGTAATACCCGTTCAGTCTTTGATGAACTCTTTTACTGAAGAATGGATCTCAGCGGTGTAAAGTGTTGCGCCATCGCTTTCAACGATGACCGACGCATGAGGGTTGGCATTTTCATTCAACCACTTGATTAGCGGCTTTGCCGCATCTTCAAAACTGGTGCGGTCATAACGGGTCATAACGGGGCTTATCGCTGTCATTTCTTGTACCTTTAGCTAGCAAAAAGCCCCGCTATTGCGAGGCTATAGGTTTGTTGTTTGACTCTCTCACCGAGTCGTAAATCCGCTCACACGTCATTCCAGCCCGGTAGCGTTCGTCAGCGATTCCAGCATATCGCTGAGCTTCTGCTGCAATATCTCCGAGCATGTTGGCGAGCATTCTGGCGTCGGCGTCGGTTGTTTTGCTTCTGACGGTAGCGGCAAGATCTGCGGTGTGCTTTGCGGCGTCCAGACGGGTGGCAAGTTTTTTGGCTTGCTGCTGCAACTGGCTAACAGTGGCAGACAGACCAGCAGCAGTGGCAGCAGATTTAGCGGCTTGTGCTTGTGCATCTTTTACAGCCTCATCACGGGCAATAATGCGCCCTTGTTCAATCATGCGGGCAGCGGTCTGTGCGTTCGCAGTCTGCGATGATTCAGCGCTGTCACGTTCCGCCCACTTCTTTTCCCAGCCGCGGTTACTCCAGGCATTTCCGCCGATGAATGCGACGGCCACCAGCAGCAAAATGGCAATAAACTGATAGCGCAGGCTCACTGGTCTATCCCCCAGCACGCCAGCGCGCTTTCCTGGTCTCGCCTTTCTACCTGTCCATAGCAGCCATTTTTCTGGCCTTTGGTCAGACGACAGTCGCGGCCGCCGTCTTTAATCCACCAGCGAATAGCTTCACAGGCTCCTTTACGGTCGCCAGCATTGATGCGCTTATAGAACGTAGACGGGAAACATTTTCCGGGGCCGATGTTATATGGGCAGAAAGACGCGATACCCGCTTTCTGTGGTTCGGTCAGTGGTACCTTGATATTTCGGTCAACCCACGCCAGCGCTTTATCGCGTTCAATGGCGTTTATCTGGGCGCATTTCTCAGCTGACAGCTTCATGCCCTGTACTACCGGCTTACCATCAACCATCGTGGCGCCACGGCAAATGGTCCACACTCCGCCACCGTCACGATACGCCGTCAGGCTGTTACCCTCTTTTTCATCAAGAAACTGGTCGAGAATTACTGACGCAGGCGCGCCGGCAAGCACTAGCCCAAGAACGGCAGCGCTTAATTTTGTTTTTGTCGAGGCCATAGTTATTTTGCTACCTCACCAGAGATGCGTTTCATTGCCTCTGTAACGACCTCAGCCGCCGCAGGGCGATCTCGACCTGGTTTAACGGCCACATCAGCAAGGTACTTAGCTAATAACTGCGTTCTTTTTTTCTCTTCATCAAGCCGTTCACGTTCTTCTTTCCGCTTCGCGTAGTAGGTCTTAATGGTGAAATAAGCCGAGATCAGAGCGCCAAGGATAAATACATAATCTTGCAAACTCAGAACAGAAAAAAAACCAAGCAGCCCTGACCACCAGTACGGCATGTTATGTCCATCGGTTGGGTTCATACGTTGCATATCCGCACCTCCGTAATCGGGGCGCTGTGTGTTGTAAGGGATCAGGCTATCGGGCTGTATATGCTACGGGGCAATGTCGAAGATGGAACCCGGAGCCTGATATAGAGGCGGGCTCTGCGCAAGCGCCTGTCGGATTGGGTTATGAGCCGTCCGTCAGCGAGCCCTGAATACGAAAAAGGCCACGCATGCGCGCAGCCTCATAATTTGTTAAAAAACGGCATGATTTAACATAATGTACGTTATCGGCACCACGAGATCGGCACTCGCCACTGGTTTGCGGCGAATGGCGTATTTACGCAGATTAAGTGGTTCGAAACGGACAAAAACGAGTGAATAAATCGTGCATAAAACAGGGTGCAAATTGCATAGCGTTTTTTCGCATCGAAAGCCCTGTTTTATTAACTTTTCCCCCTGGAGGAGAAAAGAAAAAGGCCCTCTTGCGAGAGCCTCTTCGTTGAGGTCAGAAATTCAACTCATACCAGCGTAGCGCAGTTTTTGCGACACGCACTAGCACTTTTTTCAACTCGTTGTTTTTCAACCTCAGGATCCATCTGGAGGCGAACACCCAGCATGCAGAGGCACCCCTCGATGAAGCCCTCGGCAATGCTGATGCGGCGGCGGACCTCCATTTCGGATACCCGCATGCGCCGCCCTATCTCGCGCTTGGTCAGCCCGTGGACGTAGTACAGCATGATGACGTCCAGCTCCTCGGGCTTGCGGACCTGCTGCAGACGGCAGACGCAGGCATCGATGATCAACCCGTCGTCGTCGCAGCAGCTCAGCCTGCTGGACGAACTGCTGACCACCAATCCCTTAAAACCTGCTGCAATTGGCGCCCAGCTCACAGCAGTGTTGCTATCGGCAGCCCAGCCACCCCAACGTTCTAGAACTTGTTGAATATTACGCATAGCTCTGACCTCTACGTTTTGCTACGAAAAAATTTTCAGGGAACCGCGTCCGCCTCTCCGTGGGCGTGGGTAACGCAGTTCCAATTCGCGTATTGCACGCTGTTATGTGCAAAAAGTTACTAATTCACCCTGTACCAGCCTGTACCCACCTGTACCATCTGTTTTCAAACCTTTTCCCCAAACGACTTATATATATATATGGGGTTCTTAGTAATTAGGTTGGTACAGTTGGTACAGTTGGTACTAGCCTTTAAATTCAATTAGTTAAAATGTACCAACCTCTATTTTGAGGTTGGTACAGGTTGGGACACCGCCTCGAATATGCGAGTCATTTTTCCGTCAACACGACGCTGAACGCGCTTATAGCCGCAATTTTGCAAAACATTGCTAATTCGCATTTCTTCGCGTTTTCCAATGTGGCTGGGATTTAAGCCAATCGCGTCGCGCAGAACGTCACTAGCGCGTAAAAATTCGCAATTTCGCGGAATGTCGTTAGTCATCAGGTCGGGCGTGTCGAGCCATTTCTCGACCGTTTCGAGCCACGCATCCTTAATGGTGTACTGCTCATGAACTGTCGCACCGAGCCGCTCAGCATCGCGGAACTGGATGCCGCCGAGGCGCTTAAACGTCTCGCGAGCCTCAGCCCAGAGCAAAAGGAGGTCGGTTTTTATCGCTTTCACGTCGACTTTCGATACCTCAACGGGCAACCACCGGCGGTTACCGGTCTTGTCCGCGAGGAATTCGTCCTCGTTGGTGGTACCGACGAACACCAGACGACGTGGGAACTGCGTGGCGAACTCCCGGTATTTGGGGATCCAGTTCTCATGCGTACGGGTCACGAACGCTTTGATGGATTCGAGCTCTTTGGTATTGAGGCCGCGAAGCTCGCCAATCTCCGCCACCAGGCGCCCGCGCATCTTGCGTGCGAGGTCGTCGTCTTTCTCAGCGAATGAGATTTCTGTAAAGAAAGAGGGATCCGGGCTCAGCGCTTCCACGCCGGAGGACTTCCCGCAGCCCTGCGGACCAACGAGGATTGGCACCATGTCCGCCTTAACGCCAGGCTCCAGCACCCTGCCCGCCAGCGCCGTCCACATGTACATGGACACCGCCCTGGTGTAGGCCGTGTCGGCGGTACCGAAGTGCGTATGGTAGAAAGACTCAATGCGCGGCACACCGTCCCACTCCAGCCCGTTCAGCCAGGTGGTCGCCGAGTCGAATGGCTGTTCGTCAGCAGCCAGCAGCACCACGTCGCGTATGAGCTCGCGCCCAACCGGTTTAAAACCACGCTTTTCCATTGTGATGCGCAGGCGCGCATAGTCCGCATCGGTGAATGCCCGCCACTGGCCGGAGCCTGCCGGGGCAAACATGATTTCATCCCGGAACTGGTCAAAGCGGATATCGATGTCCACGAAGTCAGGACGCACAACTGCTTTGGCTGCGTTGCTGATGGTGGCCTCGATGCGGCCCCATTTGTCACGCTCGAACGCCGGCAGCGGTAAAGGCTCTGCAATATCGGTGCTGGTCAGGTCTTCGAAATCGTCGTTGCGGATCCCGATGGCGTTAAGGAAATCGCCGTCGTCGCGGTGCGCACAGCTGGCGTGCAGGCACTTAAAATGGCCCTGCTCAAAGCCAGCAGTACCGCCTGGGAAGTAAACCGTGCTGGTCGGGTCGCCGCCGGTGCTGTGGCCGTCCTCAAACGGGCAGCGAATGTATCGCTCGCCATTCGCACCATCCAGCAGCGTCCAGCCGTTCGCATCGAGATATTCCGCCGTCTCATCCGTGGCGCCGGGCGTAAAGGTTGAGCGGTCGCGCATCTTCGTGCTGCCCGCTTCGGTGGTGACCGACACTGGCAGCTGATCCGCAAGGCGCTGCCACAGCGTTTCGAGCTGGTCAGCAGTAATGACAGGCGGCTCATCCGGCAGATCGCCGTCCCACTCAATCCGGGCACCGCTGCTGTGCGTACCGCAGGCAACGAACTGTTGCCCGCTCGCCAGCAGCTCAACGATGCCCAAATCGCCCGCCAGGCGGTGAATGCGCTTACGGAAATCGCCGTCAACCGCCAGCAGGTACAGACATTTATGGCTGTTGGCGCGCCAGCGCCGCGGCGGCAGCTCGCCCAGCAGCTGCACCAGCGTGTTGCGAATATCGGCCTGGATATCTTCGTCTTCGCTGTCGCAGTCCAGCGCCAGCCAGCCGTGGCCTGTACGCACGCAGATCCCGTAATCAGGCTCTTTGGACCAGCGGGCAAAATCATGCTCAGTAACGACATGCTCGGTCCACTGAGCAATGCCGGTGACCAGACGGTCACGGTTATAGCGGCTCGGCGTCTTGCCCAGCGCTTTCAGTTTACTGTCGGGGGAAATAGTCGCGCCCGGGTTGCACACGACCGGCAGCAGTTGGTCAGTACGGCCCAGCACCAGATCGAAGTGGAACCATTCGTCAGGCGTCGCCCCCCAGTTCTTATTCTCTGGCATGAGTTACGCCTTAGTTTTCACGATGACTTCCTGATAAAGGGCCTCCAACGTACGAACAACCGATAAGCGAGGGTCACCGTTTCTACCTGAGTAGATACGACTTAATGACGCCTGACTAATGCCGGTACGGTCTTTAATATCGGTCTGCGTAAGCCCTAACTCATTCAATGCGATGATTATTTCTTGCGGTGTCAACGTGTTCATACGCTGCATCCTCACTGGTTGTTAAATTCCAAACTGAATTTAATGATAATTCAGTTATGAATTCAATACCAGTGTAGTGTATTCAATATAGAATATTCAGCCCTGAATAATACAACTTAAGGTAAGCACCATGGGCTTTACGACTGAGAAACTAGCCGCAAATATCAATCATCTGATGAATCAAAAAGGGATTGCAAACGTCACTGAACTGGCTAAGCAGATACGAATCCCCCAGCCAACGATGCACCGTTTACTCTCTGGTGATGTGAAAGAGCCAAAGTATGCGTTGCTGAAACAGATAGCAGATTTCTTTAAACTCAGCGTGCAAGAACTTGTAGAAACAGATTTACTCAAGACTGCGGGTAGCCAATCCATAGAACCAACAAAGGTTGGTACGTTGAGATTCACCGAAGTCCCTATCATAGGTGGAGCTCAACTAGGGAATGGCGGACACTGGACCAACATGCAATACCCCGTGGGATTTGGTGATGGTTATATAAACTGGCCGACCAGGGATCCTGACGCTTACGCGCTCCGCTGCACGGGTGACTCAATGAAACCCAGAATCAAAGACGGTGAGTATGTCGTTATAGAACCTAACCACCAATTCTTACCAGGTGATGAAGTTCTGGTGGTTACGAAAGATGAACGGGCGATGGTTAAGACCTTTCTCTATGAACGCGATGGCGAAGTCATGGTTATGTCCATCAACGAAGAACACTTGCCAATCAGATTCTCCTTGTCGGAAATTGAAAGTATCCACTACGTCGCGGGTATAGCAAAATCCTCCCTCCGCATAGACTACTAATCAATTCACTTTTTACCGCCTTATCCATAGGCGGTAATTTTTTACGTAAATAAATTCACTTCTGAATTGACAACCTCTCCAACACCATTTAAATTCACTTATGAATTACGAAGTCATTTACGAATTACGCTCTTTAACAAACTGAACCGCGTGACAGGTAAGCCGCCGTGCTCCTGGCAAAACGAAATAGCACCCGATGGGATCGAGGTAAGCGCCGAGTCCGTATGCGTACGGTAAGCGTAGAGGACCACACCGCGACGAGCTGACAAGTCACGCAAGTTGAAACGCCCCGATGATGGGGCGCTTAGTTCCCTTTGGGGTGTGGTGAATTGCAGTCCATCGAGACAAGCCGAAGATCAGCACCGGCCACCGCACCGCCAAAGTGAACTGAATAAGGAATGACGTATGGACGATTATGAAGCGTATTTCGATAGTCTGGAAGAAGGCGAAGAGGCCCTTAGCTATGAAGAGTACCGCGCCGCTTTAGCAGCATCCCCCATCCCCTGAAATCTCCATTGCTGTGTAGTCTTTGCCCGCCGCTACTGACGGGCTTTTTTATGTCTGAAAACGCATTCAGCGCAGTGCGTTCCCCGACATAAAAGGAGCACTACCGATGAAACCTGAACACATCTACCGACTGACGGGGCGCGACGTGCTCCGCTGGCGCCGTAAACACTTCGATTTGATTACCGGTCTGGCCCTCGCTACTGCGTTCGGCCTGGCTATTACCTTCATTCTCCTTGTAGCGGGGACCGCTTAATGCAAATTACAACGTATAAAGGTTTTAAACAGGATCTGACCTGCCGGGGCTTCCAGTTTGAAATTGGCAAAACTTTCGAGCACAAAGGCAAAGTCAGGGCATGCTCTTCGGGGTTCCACTCCTGTGAATACCCGCTTGATTGCTTCAGTTACTACCCGCCAGCCGAGAGCCGCTATGCAGAAGCGGTGGCCGAAGGTGATGTCAGCCGTGAAGATGGCGGCGACAGCAAAATCGCCAGTGCTTCTATTACTATTAAAGCCGAACTCTCAGTGCACCAGCTCGTGACCCGCGCCATTGAGTGGATCTGGCATCGGGTAGACAGATCACTCGAACAGCAGGTTATGACCGGCTACCGCTCCGCTGCCAGCAACACCGGCGACTACTCCGCTGCCAGCAACACCGGCTACCGCTCCGCTGCCAGCAACACCGGCTACCGCTCCGCTGCCAGCAACACCGGCGACTACTCCGCTGCCAGCAACACCGGCTACCAGTCCGCTGCCAGCAACACCGGCTACCGCTCCGCTGCCAGCAACACCGGCTACCGCTCCGCTGCCAGCAACACCGGCGACTACTCCGCTGCCAGCAACACCGGCTACCGCTCCGCTGCCAGCAACACCGGCGACTACTCCGCTGCCAGCAACACCGGCTACCAGTCCGCTGCCAGCAACACCGGCGACTACTCCGCTGCCAGCAACACCGGCTACCAGTCCGCCGCCAGCAACACCGGCTACCAGTCCGCTGCCAGCAACACCGGCTACCGCTCCGCTGCCAGCAACACCGGCGACTACTCCGCTGCCAGCAACACCGGCTACCAGTCCGCTGCCAGCAACACCGGCGACTACTCCGCTGCCAGCAACACCGGCTACCAGTCCGCCGCGGAGGTTAGCGGTTCCCATTCTGTAGCGGCTGCGTTTGGTATCGAGAGTAAAGCACGCGCCTCAGAGAACAGTGCCATTGTCCTCTGCTACCGCAATGACGAAGGCGAACTAATCCACATTCGCGCCAGCAAAGTCGGTGACAACGGTGTTAAGCCTGACACCTGGTACACCCTGAACAAAGACTGCCAGTTTGTAGAAATTGAGGAATAATTCATGAGCTTAGAAACAAATCTTGAACTGAATAATCAGTTAGTAACCCGTAACAACGAACTGCTGGAACGTCTTATCATAGCTCTGGCCTCCGGTGTGGCTCTTCGCTCGGACACCGTAGCACAAGTACAGGAATATCACGAAACAGCGACCAAAACAGTGGCCGAAACAGGCAGTGCTGTTCCGACGCTGGACGACCTGACATTTAGCGACATTATAGCTCTAGCCGCTTTCTATCCAGTAGCAAACCCCATTACCGAAGAAATGCTGCAACGCGCCATCGCATACCGCGACACAACCGGCGAACAGCGTGTTGTGCAGATCGATGCACTGGACAGCGCACTTCAGGGCGTTAAACGCGCCAGCCATCTGAACAAGCCAGCATTACTGGATCTGGCGCGTAACGTCCTGCGCTTCTGGGATGATTTACCGACCATCGCCGACCGCCGTAACTTTGCCGACCAACTTCTTGATGCACCCGCAGACGGTCGCCATGAAGTGAAGCCGAAGAAGGGCAGCAACAAAGACAGTAAAACCGAAGAACGTACAGGTCCGTTCTATTGCAAAAGCGTCGACGGTTCAGCAGCCAGCGAACTGCACACTTTACGCAAACTGAACGCGATGCTGGAGAAAGGCCACATTGAGATCAACCGGGTCGAATATCTCCAGTTGCAAGAAGAGTTCAAACGTAATGACGCTACTAATGGCAACAACGGTGAAGAAACTGGCACCGACAGCCAACAGGATTTTGCGGCGCTTCGTAAACAGGCCGAAGGGTTGATCCTCCAGCTCGCGAAAGGCGGGTACCGTGCCGAAGCCGTCGCCATTCTGGAAAAACAGGGGGCGAAAAAGTTGGGTGAAGTCGCCGACGAGAATCTCGCAGACGTGATCGCCCTGGCCGAAAAAGCGCTGGAGGGTTAATTATGCCAGACGTTCATGCACGACTTTCCCCGTCATCTGCGCATCGGTGGATGCGCTGCCCCGGAAGTCTGGCGCTGGAAGCCACGCAACCGGATAAAAGCTCCTCATTCGCAGAAGAAGGTACCGCAGCCCACGCTCTGGGCGAGAAGGTGCTGCGCAACCGGCTGTCGCACCCGGAACACTATGCGGGCTGCAATGTCGCTATGTTCCTCGGTTCTTACCCACTCGCTGAATACCCTGATGATACTACCGGCCCACAGGTAGATGAGGAAATGGTCGAAGCCGTTGGCCGTTACGTCGATACAGTCTGGGCGCTGTCACAGGGCAATGAGTTGCTTGTCGAGCAACGTGTCGACTTCTCTCACATCGTGGGGGTTGAAGAGTCATTCGGTACCGCCGACGGCGTAATCATCGCGGGCAACGAGCTGCAGATCCACGACCTCAAATACGGGAAGGGGGTGCGCGTCGATGCTGAGCAGAACGAGCAGTTGCAACTTTATGCCCTGGGCGCTCTCGAGCAATTCAGCATGCTGTACGACTTCGAGACGGTGCGCCTGTTCATCCACCAGCCGCGGCTTAACCACGTTTCAGAGTGGGCCCTGACGGTGGAAGAGCTCCAGGCATTCGGCGAACGGGCGCAGGAAGCCGCGGCCAATGTGATTGTGATGTTCAACATTGCCGAATGCGACGGCGTTAATTCGCTGCCGCTGGAAAACTTCACCCCAGGCGAAAAACAGTGCCGGTTCTGCAAGGCAAAAGGTGGTCTGTGTTCAGCAGAAGCGCAGGCCAGACTTAACGCCGTTGCGGACGACTTCGTTGACCTGACCCAGCAAGTAGGCGAGCAGCTCGCTGATGCGGCAGAACGTGTACCGCTACTGACTAACGAACAACTGGCCGATATTTACAGCCAGGTGGGGCTGATTGAGTCTTTTTGCAAGGCAGTGTGCGACCGAGTAAACGCTGAGCTTAACGCCGGGCATCCGGTACCGGGCTTTAAGCTGGTTACTGGCAAACAGGGTAATCGTGCCTGGAGTGATGAAGAAGCCGCCCGCGCGCTGCTGAAAGACCAGTTCCGCTATAAAACTGAGGAGGTTTTCGACCTTAAGCTCATCAGCCCGACCAAAGCCGAAAAGCTCATCAAAAAGGCCAGTCCCCGCCGCTGGACAAAAGTCGAAGCGCTTATCACACGCGCCGACGGCAAACCTACCGTAGCCCCTGAAACCGATCCGCGCCCTGCGCTCAACATCAACCCTGTTAACGATTTCGACGACGTGTCCGACGACGCGCTCGCCGCAGACCTCATTTAATTAAGGAAATACCCATGAAAATTAAACTGAACAACGTCCGTCTGGCCTTCCCTGCTCTGTTCGAAGCTAAAACCGTGAACGGCGAAGGCGACCCGCGCTTCTCTGCTGTTTTCCTGATGGACCCGAAACACCCGCAGCTGGAAGAGATCCGCAAAGCGCTTAAGCAGGTAGCGAAGGAAAAATGGGGCGAGAAGTGGGAAACCATCTACAACCAGCTGGAGAAAAAACTCAATCTCTGCCTGCACGACGGCGACGAGAAAGCCGAATACGAAGGCTTCCCGGGCAACTTCTTCCTGAATGCTGCCAATAAAGCACGCCCGGCTGTCATCGATCGCGACCGTTCCCCGCTAATCCAGGCTGATGGCCGTCCTTATGCTGGTTGCTACGTCAACGCGGTGGTCGACATCTGGGCGCAGGACAACAACTTCGGCAAACGCGTCAACGCATCGCTGGGCGGCGTCCAGTTCCTGCGCGACGGTGACGCGTTCGCGGGCGGTGGTGTTGCCGCTCCGGACGACTTCGACGACATCAGCGAAGGCGCTGACGCCGACGCGCTGATTTAAGCCTACCCGCCCGGCCACGCGCCGGGCTATTTTCAGAGGTCAGAATAATGGCGCAAACAGTATTAAGCAGCAGCATTAAAGAACAAATAATCAGTAACGCTCTGGCAAAAGCAGGTATTCCGAAGCGCAAAGCAGCGCTGCGTGCGGCGCGGGTTGCATGGGCTGAAAGAGTCAGGATACAGGCGATTGGTGGTCAAGAAATTGAGGCTGAGATAATAAAAAACCTCAAAAAAATAGAAACGCTGGCATCAAAATTCCCCGAATCACTAAAAACCGCCAACAGCGTTATCCGTAAAGATAACGACATGTATCTGAATCTGGCGGGATCTCGGGTTAACGTCTATTTCAACGGTAACTACCGGGGGTATGAATCAGGATCACCTGACCATATTCACAAAATCGCACCGAGTGAATTTACCCTTCTGGCAGAGGACCCCCTCGTTACCGAGTTTTACGGATTTGATGCACTTTATAAGCAGATTCAGAGCGATGAGTCAGACATTCGACAGAACGTCAGTGCTGCTCTCAGTAAAGTGCGCACCGTTAAGCGCCTGCTGGAAGAGTGGCCCGAAGCTAAAGAGCTTCTGCCCGCCGACGCACCAACTGTCCCACTCCCTCCGGCGATACGACGCGAAACACTCAACGAAATGATCGGACTCCCTTCTGACGAAGAAGCAACCGTGTAAACACCCACCCGGCCATGCGCCGGGTGTTTTGCAAAGAGCATCTTTTTTGCAAAGCACCCGCGAGGACTATCTATGCCTGAAATTTGGAAACCCGCCCCCGGATTTGAAGACCGTTACGAGGTCAGCAATCAGGGGCATGTACGCAGTATTGCCTTCTTACAGCGCTATTTACTGCGTAACGGGAAAGAAGCATACCGCCAGACGCCCGCAAAAATCATAGCCCAGCAAGTTACCAACAGCGGTTATGCGCTGGTTCATCTTCACCGTAATGGCGAGCGTAAAGCCAAAACTGTTCATTCTCTGGTTGCCAGAGCGTTCCTTACGGGCAGTGACCAGACAGTTAACCATATCAACGGAAATAAGCTGGATAACCGTCTGGTTAATCTCGAATGGGCCAGTTATCGCGAAAACCATCACCACGCGGTATCTACGGGCCTTAATCGCCAGGCCGTACGCGTCAGAAACCCTGCCACAGGCCAGATATACCCCTCAATTTCACAGGCGGCAAAAGCCTGCCATGTTAACCACAGGACAGCAGCGCTATGGAAAATATAGAGCTTCTCTGGTGCGACTTAGAGACATTCAGCAAAACGCCCATCACCTGCGGTACGCATAAGTACGCTGAACAGGCCGAAGTCATGCTGTTTGCGTGGGCTGTCGGTGATGAGCCAGTTAACATATGGGACCTCACCACCGGTGCGCCAATGCCAGCGCGCCTCCGTGAAAAGCTGAATGACCCAAAGGTTATGACTGTCTGGCATAACGGTGGGATGTTCGACACGGTTATTTTGAAGCATGCGCTAAACATCGATTTACCGTTAGAGCGTGTCCACGACACCTTAGTGCAGGCTTTAGCGCATAGTCTACCTGGATCGCTATCAGCGCTGTGTGAAGTGTTGGGTGTAGACGCTGATAAAGCGAAAGATAAAGAGGGTAAAGCGCTTATACAGCTGTTCTGCAAAGAGCGCCCTAAAAATAGCAAGATCCGCCGAGCAACCAGCAAAACACACCCGGAAGAGTGGCGGCGGTTCGTTAGCTATGCAGGTTCCGATATCAGCGCAATGCGTGAAATTTACCGCAAAATGCCCCGATGGAACCTGACCACCAGCGAAATAAAACTCTGGCAACTGGATCAGCGCATTAACCGTCGCGGTATGTGTATGGATATTGACCTCGCAGAAAGCGCGCTGGCGGCAGTGGATGCAGAACAAAAACGCCTGGCGAAACGCACGCAGGTAATGACCTACGGCGAAGTGCAGGCGGCTACGCAGCGCGATGCGCTGATAAAGCACATTGTTGAATCCTACGGCGTGGATCTGCCGGACATGCAGAAATCGACGCTGGAACGCCGCATAGCAGACCCGGACCTGCCACCTGCGGTAAAAGAACTGCTGCACATCCGTCTTCAGGCCAGCACTACCAGCACCAGTAAATATAAAACCTTGCTTAAATCGGTCAGCAGTGACGGACGTCTGCGGGGTACAAAGCAGTTTTGCGGAGCCGGGCGGACAGGCCGCTGGGCCGGACGATTATTTCAGCCCGACAACCTGCCCCGCCCTTCGCTTGAGCAGGAACGTATCGACGAGGGTATCGAGGCACTGAAATCCGGATGCGCCGATCTGCTGTTCGATAACATCATGGAGCTGACAAGCTCAGCGCTGCGCGGCTGCATTATGGCACCGGAAGGCAAAAAGCTGGTGATTAGCGACCTGTCGAACATCGAAGGGCGAAAACTTGCCTGGCTTGCCGGTGAGCAATGGAAGCTGGACGCGTTCAGGGATTATGACACGCTGATTCTGGATCAGAACGGCGCACCAATATGGGATGCCGCTGCGAAGGACTTTAAACGTCGGGGGCCGGACCTCTACAAACTGGCCTACGCCCGCGCCTTCAATATCTCGCCGGATGATGTCGACAAATACCAGCGTCAGATCGGCAAGGTGATGGAACTCGGCCTCGGCTTTGGCGGTGGTGTTGCAGCTTTCCTGACCTTCGCGCTGGTTTACGGCCTCAACCTTGACGAGCTGGCGAACGCTGCGCTGCCGAACATCCCCCGCGATGTTATCCGCGAGGCGAAAAGCTGGTACGACGAATCGGTTAAACGCAAGTCGACCTACGGCCTGTCGGAACGCGTATTCATCGCCTGTGACTCGCTTAAACGCCTGTGGCGCAGAGCGCACCCGGCAACCTGCGATTTCTGGTATGAGCTCGAGCGCACCGTCCGCACAGCAATAGCCACACCGCAAAAAACGCTGTACTGCGGTTATCTGAAAGTCCGCCGCGATGGTGCATGGCTGCGCATCCAGCTGCCATCCGGGCGCGCACTGTGCTACCCGTCCCCGTCTATTGAGAAGGGGAATATCACCTATCAGGGCGTTAACTCCTACTCACGCAAATGGCAGCGGCTCAAAACCTACGGCGGAAAGCTGGTGGAAAACGTCACGCAGGCTGCTGCCCGTGACGTTCTGGCCGGAAACATGCCGCTGATCGAAGATGCCGGTTACAGCATTGTGCTGACGGTACACGATGAGGTTATTTGCGAAGCGCCGGATACTGATGATTTCAACGATACGGCGCTCTCCGCGCTACTCTCCACTAACCCCGAATGGGCGCCAGATATCCCGCTGAACGCTGGCGGCTTTGAGGCATACCACTATCGTAAGGACTAATAACTATGGCCTGTAACTGCTTTTCAGAAGTGAAAGAGCGCATGGAAGTGCGCGTAAAAGAGGTGTTGGGTGACTCGGTTCATTCAATGGACGAGTGTGATTTTGGTAGTCGCGTTTGGGTACTCGAACAAGGCGATTACTGTGCGGTAATGCTGCCGTTCAACGTGCGGTATCGCAAGCGGAAGAAAAACGGCGATCCGGAGCAGCGCTTAACAAACGCTGACACGAAAATCGCAATCAACTACTGCCCGTTCTGCGGCACCAAATTCAACGGTAAAGCCACCTCGAATGAGGAAGTTACCGCATGAAATTCATTTTTATGGTGATGGATAGCCGCGCGCAGTTCGATATAGACAGCGCCGCCATTCTGGAATGCTGCGGCGAAAAACAACCATCTTGGCGCTCCCTGCGCAGGGATTGGGGCGAACAAGGTGCAGTTCTGGTCCGCTTCCGTCTGGATAACAGCGATATAGCTACTGACCCCGAAGTTGTCGGCGTCATTAACTGAGGTAACCCCTATGTCATTTAAATATCGGGACAGTCCGCTTTACTACCGGACTGCGCGCGAGGCTGTGCGCATTGAACAGGAAGGCGATTACCGCCGCGCAGCCAAAGTATGGGCTAAAGCCAACCGCGAATCTCACAATCTCTCTAACCAGGAGTGGAGCGAACGCCGCTCAGATTTTTGCCTGATGCAAATCGGGCGTGAAAAACTGAAAGAGGTGGGCGAGTGAAAACAGTAATCCGCGTTCTTTTCTGGATTGTCGCTATTGCTGTTTTCGCACAGCTTATTGTCTGGGCCGATGAATCAGACCGTAAAGACTGCGAAGAGCGCGTAGCCAAAGAGCTAAACACCACTGCGGTATTCGTCAATGGCCGTTGCATGGTCAAAGGCTACGGCCGTTTCGACGGGAGATAGTGCTATGGCCTACGAACGTGAAAGCCTTATCGAAAAGCACCTCGTTGCCGAAGTGAAAAAGGCTGGCGGGGTCGCCTTTAAGTTCGTGTCACCCGGTCGCCGTTCGGTGCCGGATCGCATTGTTCTGCTACCCGGCGGCCGTCTTGTTTCATTGAATGCAAAGCCCCCGGCAAACCACCACGCGCCGACCAGCTGCGCGAGCACGAACGGCTTCGCGCGCTGGGATTTACCGTGGTGGTGCTGGATAGCAAAAATCTGGAGGGGATATTGTGATTAAACACCCTAAACGCCTTTATGAATGGAATGGCGCGACCGTGGCGCTTAAGAGCGAAACGGCTAATGGCTGGGCAAAACTTCCCGCTGGAACTACTGGTAAGGTGCGCACAGTTAAAGGCAGCCGTAGCGGCCTAGAATTCGTCAGTAACCCCTGTAAATGCTGTGGCGTACAGGTCAGCATTAGCCACATGCGACCGGAGCATTTCGAACTATTGGCATTGCCCTAGGGTTGATTATGGACGGTATCAAGAACATAAAATCACCCGCACTTCGATACCACGGTTCTAAATTCCGGCTTGCTAATTGGGTTATTAGTTTTTTTCCCGAGCACCACACGTATGTAGAACCATTTGGCGGCGGCGCTGGTGTTCTATTAAGAAAACAGCGTAGCTATGCCGAAATTTATAATGATATCGACGAGGATATTGTTAATTTCTTCCAAGTGGTCAGGGATCCGGAATTAAATAACCGGTTGCGAAATCTATGCGCGCTAACCCCTTACGCCCGAGCCGAATTTAGAGCTGCATTAACTGAATCATCGGATCCTGTTGAAAGAGCCCGTCGAACAGCTATTCGCGCGATGATGGGTTTTGGTTCAGCTGGTGCCACCCAAAAAGATAACGGTTTTAGTATCGATGCAAAGCGCAAATATAAAACGGTCATGGACGTTTGGGCGCGATACCCCGACCGGCTTGCGGCCATCGGCGAACGTTTTACAGGTGTTCTGATTGAAAACCGCCCCGCAACTCAAGTAATGCGTCAGCATGACGCAGAAAACACCCTCCACAACGTAGATCCACCTTACCTACCGGCGACGAGAGATAACGGCGGTAATCGCCGCTACCGTTACGAAATGACCGAAGAAGATCATGTTTCTTTGCTTAATACCCTCCGCAGCCTGAAGGGAAGTGTAGTCCTGTCGGGCTACAACTCAGAGTTGTACAACGATCTTCTACCTGAGTGGCACAAATCACAAACTAAATCGCGGATATCTGCCGGGCGCGGCACAAAGGTAAATACCGAATGCGTCTGGTTGAATCCGCAATGCGTGGAGCAACTCGCACGTGACCTCATCTAAAGTATTTACGCCTCGCCCATACCAGAATCTCATCATCAATCACGAAATCGACATCCTCCGCTGCAACATCTGGGCGGGCATGGGTATGGGTAAAACCGTAGCGACGCTCACCACGCTGGAAGATCTCTTCATGGCAGGAGCAGAAACGCAGCCCGCGCTGGTCCTCGCGCCGCTGCGCGTGGCTGCCAGCACCTGGCCGGATGAAGCAGTGAAGTGGGGACATCTACGGAATATAGAGGTTCAGCCGATTGTCGGTAATGCTAAGGCACGCGCTTCAGCGCTGGCGAACAGCAACGCCAGCGTTTTTACCATCAACTATGACAATCTGGTCTGGCTCGTTGAAGAACTGGGGGGACGCTGGCCGTTTGGTACCGTCATCCCGGACGAAAGCACCCGACTGAAATCCTTCCGGTTGCGTGGAGGTGGTAAGCGCGCGGCGGCGCTGGGCAAAGTGGCGCATAAGCATATCCGGCGCTGGATGAATCTCACCGGCACGCCAGCGCCGAACGGCCTGGTGGATTTGTGGGGTCAGGCGTGGTTTGTGGATCAAGGGCAGCGCCTCGGGCGCACCTACGGCGCGTTTACTTCCCGCTGGTTCAACTCAATACAGTTTCCGGGGCAGAGCTGGACGAAGCTGGAACCGTTCGCCCATTCGCAGGACGAGATACAGCGGGCGCTGGCCGACGTCACTATCTCACTGGATGCCGCCGACTGGTTCGACATCAAAGAGCCCATCCATAACGTGATCCGCGTGGATATGCCGCCAAAGGCCCGCCAGCAATATCGCGAAATGGAAAAGGAAATGTTCCTCGAACTCAACGGCGAGGGCATCGAAGCGCTGAACGCCGCGGCGAAGACGGTGAAGTGTCTGCAAATTGCCAGCGGCGCGATATACACCGACGACACCGGAAGCTGGTCAGAACTGCACGACACAAAGCTGCAGGCGCTGGACAGTATCCTCGCCGAGGCAGCGGGCGCGCCGGTGCTGGTGGCCTACCACTGGAAACACGACCTTGCGCGTTTGATGAAAGCGTTCCCGAAAGGCCGACATCTTGACGACGATCCGCAGACGCTGCGGGACTGGGATGCCGGAAAAATACCGGTGCTGTTCGCACATCCGGCCAGCGCAGGCCACGGCCTGAACATGCAGGACGGTGGCAACATACTGGTGTTTTTCTCGCACTGGTGGGACCTGGAGCAGTACCAGCAAATTATCGAACGCATCGGGCCAACCCGGCAGCTACAGGCCGGATATGACCGCCCGGTGTTTATTCACCATATCATCGCCGCAGACACTATGGACGAAATGGTAGTGGAAGGACGTAACTCTAAACGAACAGTGCAGGACATCCTGCTCGATGCCATGAAAAAGAGAGGTATAGCATGACACCGGTTATTTCTGACACTGACCTGATAAACATCAAAGAGGTTGAGCGCTCTGTGGGCCTGAAAAAATCCAGCATTTATGAGCGCATCAGTAATAACGAGTTTCCGAAGCCTAAGAAGCTCGGGAGCCGAACCTCCCGCTGGGTACGCGGCGAGGTCGAAGAGTGGAAAAAACAGTTTCTTTAAATCAAACGCAGCTGATCAATATAATCCGCGTACCACTGCATCATTTCCCGACGCCCTTCCATATACAGGGCATGGTTATAAACCCCGCGTATATTGTTCTTATCCACGTGAGCGATCTGGAGTTCAACCCAGTCAGAGTTGAACCCTTTATCGTTCAGTATGGTGCTGAACGTATGCCGGAAGCCATGCCCAACTACCCTCCCCTTATATCCCAGCATGTGGATCATCCTGTTTATTGTGTTCTCGCTCATGACCTTTGACGGGTCATTCCTGCCGGGGAACATATTCACGTATCGACCTGTCAGACCGTGCAACTCTTTCAGCAAGACAGCAAGCTGATCGGAAAGCGGTACCAGGTGCGGGCGATCCATCTTCATAAATTCGGCGGGTATTTCCCACAGCCGATTATCGAAATCTACCCATTCCCATTTTGAGTGCCGCAGTTCGTAAGTACGCAGTCCCGCCAGCATCATGATCTGCAACCCCAGCCGGGGCAGCGGACTCCCCTTGTAACTCTCAAGCGCCGCCAGAAAATCAGGCAGTTCTTCAGCCGTCAGGAACGGGAAGGACTCCCCTTTATGGCCGGTCATGGCACTATTCAGTTCACTGACAGGGTTATACTTCGCGCGCCCGGTAGCTACGGCATAACTGAATACTTCACCGCACCACCGGCGCGTTTTGGCTGCTTTCTCAGTTGCGCCGCGATTCTCAATTTTTCGCAAAGCCGTCAGCATCTGGACAGGCTCGATCTCAGCAACCGGCAATTTACCCACGGCTGGAAAGATATCTTTATTGAACGCTTCCAGAATGTCTGAGGCATAACCTGGCGACCAGCGCGGCTTCTTGAATTCGTGCCATTCTGTGGCAATCTCTTTAAACGTGATCGTCTTTGCCGCGGCAGCTGCAACATGGCTTTTGACCTTTACCGGATCAACACCCGCCGCAACATTCCGCCGTGCCTCGTCTCTCTTTTCGCGGGCGGCCGCCAATGAAACAGCCGGGTACACACCGAGCGCCAGCATCTTTTCTTTACCGGCGAAGGTATAGCGATAACGCCAGTATTTTGCCCCACTGGTTTTCACCAGCAGAATGAGCCCGTTGCCGTCTGGCAGCTTATAGTCCTTCTCGGCTGGTTTTGCCGTCTCGACCTGTCGCGCATTTAGTTTCAT